TACCAATGGATCCAGCAGGGCATGATGTCGAAGATCGTGAAGATCATCGAATCTCATCCTTTGACACGCGGTCGCGTTAATTTTCGCGACCAAACGATCAATAGAAGAATGGCTCTGTTGGGTTCCAGAAGTGGCCGATGGGTAACACTGGATATGAAGGAGGCTAGCGACCGGGTCTTAACAAGCCATATCGAGTACCTCTTCCCTGAAATGTGGAAGAGGACTTTGATGGCTTGCAGATCTGTCGCAACGAAGCTTCCCGATGGAACTGTCTTGCCTTTAAGAAAATTTGCGCCTATGGGGTCAGCGTTATGCTTTCCCGTTGAAGCGTTGGTTTTCTGGGCTCTGACAGCCGCAGCGATTAAGAACACTAATATGGGTTTGGTTGCCCTGGAAAGGGCGGCTAGGTCTGTGTTTGTGTTCGGTGATGACATTATAATTCGGCAGAAAGACCACCTGCCGGTTATGCAGCTGCTTCCTAAGGTTGGATTGTTGTTCAACCCCGGAAAGTGCTGTGTCGCAGGACACTTCAGAGAGTCCTGTGGATGCGATGCCTATCATGGCATCGATGTCACGCCCCTCAAGATAAAGAGGCGGTGGTGTCATCACTTAGCTGGTACGAGTCACGTATCGTGGGTGGAGTATCATAACTCCCTTGCGGAACGTGGTTATTTCGAAGCGGCGAGCTTAGTTGCTGGAGAAATCCAGCGAGCACGCATAACTCCTTGGGCTAACCACCTAGGGAGCGCGTGTCCTTGCTTAATCGATCCCCGTAAAAATGCGGTTCAGGAAAATAGATCCCTTGGTCTGAGAACGAGGTTTGAACAGTCTAAACGACTAGACAAACCTAACTATCAGACGTACGAGGTCTACGCTTGGACTGCGCGTCCCGTCAAATACATGACCGGCGCACCGGGCTGGGGCGAGATGCTAAGAATTGCATCTCATAAGGTCACTACTCGTGATTTAGAGCTGCAGATAAACTATCTGCAGTACCTATACGACTGTGACGCTGACCTGGCTCCTGCTCACCACAAGTCTATTAACAACAGACCTCTGGGTGACATGGTTACGGCATACCAGTACACCGT